CCGTGGTGGGCCGGATTTGGGCCTTGTGGCGCCTCTTGAAACCGGGGGAAATATGGGGTTACAGCTGGACGGTGGGCCGGGGGTTCTGCCAGGTAGCGCGGGGGTGCGTGGGGGTCCGTGGGGCCTGCTGGCCGGTGGGGGCCCGGTGGGCGCCGATCCGGGGGGCCTGCGGGTGCAGGTAGTGCCGTGGTGCGCCGGCGCCGTGGTGGGCCGGGTAGCGGGCCGGGTGGCCCTGCGCCGGGGGCTGGCATGAGCGGGCCAGCGCCGACACCTGTGGCCGTGCAGCTGGTGCACTCGGGCGGCAAGCTGCGCGCCTATGCGAAGCGGCGCGCCGAGCATGAGGCCCAGGTGCTCGACGCGCTGGGCGACCCGCCGCCCGACTTCACCGAGGCCCAGCGCGCGGCATGGGTGCAGATCTCGAAGCTGGCCCCGGTCAACCTGCTCACCAGCGCCGACCGCGAACTCTTCGCGGGCTTCGTGGTCACGGCGGCCCTTCGCGCCGAGACGCTGCAGCTGTTCAATCGCATGGGCGGGCACGTGCTCGTGCGCGACAAGGTGCACGACCAGCTCGTGCTCAATCCGCTGATGCGCGAGTACCGGCGCATGACCGAGCAGCTGCGCGCACTCGGCTCCGAGCTGGGCTTCTCGCCAGCAGCGCGCACGCGCATGGCTGCGATGCTGGCCGGGGGCAACGGCGGCGGTGGCGGTGGTGGCGAGGGCGACGAGCTGATGCGCTTCCTCTCGCAAGGCCGGGGCTGACAGCAGACGAAAAAAAACCCGGCTCAGTGGCCGGGTTTGAATTTCTTCGCAGTGGGTTGGGCCCGCTGCCAGAAAGGACGCGCGCAGTATAGCTCTACGTGCTCAGCGGCTCGGGCGCCGTGGGGTCCAGAGTCAGGTACATCGTCGCCTGCCCCTGTTCGCTCATGCGCTGGCCTGCGTCCTCTCGCTCATAGATCGAGTCGAAGGCGATCAGCTCCTGGTCCATTGTCATGATGTAGTACCGGGGCTGCAGCGCATCGAGCCTGCCCTGCAGGGCCTTGAGCCGTGCGATCTGCTCATCCCGCTCGACCCGTTCTTCTATGTCGTGCTCCAGTACTGCCAGCGATCCGGCCAGGCTTTCGCATTCGGCCAGCACCGCGGCCAGGACGGCGCGGGCATCGGCAATTGCATTGCTCATCTTCATCAACTCCACAGTTCGCCCTGCTGGGCAGTCGCGCACCAGTGGCGCAGAAACTTCTCCACCGCAGTCTGCGACATGCAGCTGCCGATGGTGCCGCCCGAGACGCCGCCGCTGGCGGACACCTCGGCAATGTCGTACAGGTGGCCGCTGGCGCTCATCGTCATGCGCACCGTCTTCGCATCACGCACGGCGCTGGGCTCCCAGCCAGGCGGCAGGCTTGCCACCAGCTGGCGCGCGCCATGCACGCCCGCCTTGCGGGCCAACGCCGGGCTGGCCCCCAGGATCTGCTCGACCTGCGCCAGCAGCCGCTCGCTCACGGGAACAGAACAGCTCAACATTGCTCAGTACTCCGAGGGCAGCATCAGGGTCGCACCGCCTTCGCCGTGGTCCTGCAGGTAGAAGCGCCACACGCCCGGCGGGCACGTGGTGCTGCGCACGTGGTGGCGCACCAGCGGGTACTCGCCCGTGTCGCGCACGACCTCGATCTGGCCGCGTCGCTGCGAGTCCACTGCGAAGCTCACGAACACAATCTGGTGCTCCAGCGCCGCGCGCACATAGCGCGGGTCGAGTAGCAGGTGGTCGATCAGCCACCAGGCGCCGGCCAGGTCTGCGAAGGCTTGCACGCCCTCGGTGTAGCGCATGCGCTTGGCGAACGAGTGGCGCCACTGCTGGCCGCTGCCCGTATGGTGGGCCAGCGCCGTCGCCAGCTCGCCCGCCTTCGGGTCGTCCTGTGCGAACATGTCGTGGGTCAGATCGCTCATCGCTGCACCTCCAGCTTGCGCTTCATCGCGTCCAGGAACTCGATGCGCTTCGCATGCTCGGGCGCCGCCGGCCGGCCGCGCATGAGGCGGGCCCGCTGGGTCGCATGGCGAGAACGCAGCGCGCTCTCGATGGCCTGGCGCATCCAGCGCACCTCGGCCTCGTTCAAGATCTCCGGCGCGCTCACAGCTGCTCCACCGAGAAGACCAGGTCGGGCAGCACCAGGTCGTGCTGCTTCGCCAGCCCGTGAAAGTCGGGCCCGCCGCCCGCGCGGCAGACGAAGAAGTCGCCGCACACGGCCTGCAGGGTGCCGGCCACCGTAACCACGGCGTGGTGCCTGGGCAGCCGGTGCAGTCGGCCCTCTTCGTTCACGATGGCGACCAGGTCGCCGGGCATACGCATCAGCTCGATGTAGCCCCCGACCATCTTCTGCATCGTGGGCAGGTCGTCGCGCCTCACGGTCACTTCGCGGCCGCCCTCGGCCGTGTAGTGCATGACTCGGATATCCATTTCGCTTGTCCTTCAATGATGTTGAGGGATGCGCATCAGGTTCGCGTACCCCTCGGGCAGAAATTTCTGCAAGTCCTTTTTGATGTAGTGCGTCACGCCCAGGCGCTGGCACTGCTCGATCATTCGGTGCGTGTAGCTCTCCCAGTCGATGCGCGCCGTCATCGGCAGGTAGTTCACTCGGCCGATCTTGAACAGGTCGACAAAGTCCTTCGCTTCGCGAACGATGGCCATCGAGCTTTCGACGTCCAGGGTCGGCTCCAGGCTCACCCACGTGTAGATGCCCTTTGCATGGAAGCGCTTCAACGCCGCCAGGCGATCGCCAGGCAGCGCGGCACCGCGCTCCCACTTGAGCGAAAACGAATCGTCCAGGCTGGTGAGCGTCGAAGCGAACGCATCGCGCTCGCGCCTGAACAAGTCGATATCGCGCAGCGCCCTGGTGCCGCCTTTCGTGAGCGTGCAAAAGCCCATGTCGTGCTCGGCCAGGATGCGCAGCGTCTCGCGCGTCGCGCTGGTGTCGCCGGGGTGGTACGGGTCCGTGGTGAAGCTGAGCATCACCTGCCCATTCAGGCCCGCCGCCTGGTAGCGCTTCGCATCGCGGCGCAGGCTGTCCAGGTAGCCGGGTCGCAGGTTCGCGCCCTCATCGAACTCGGCCCTGTCCATGCGCAGTACCTTGGGCACGTAGCAGTACGCGCACCCGTGGCCGCAGCCCCGGTACGGGTTCGTGGCCAGCGGCGAGTACTCGCCCGCCTGGCCCGCCGGGGCGTAGATCGTTTTGGCGCCGGGCAATGCCTGCCCGTTGCCGTCGTCGTGAATCGCAATGATCGATCTCTGCATGTTGGTCGCTTCCTTTCTTCTCAGATGGCCCCGGCAACTGTGGCCGGGGCGTCGTGCTCAATCAAGCGGCTTTCTTCGTAGGTGCGGGCAGTGCCTTCGCTTCGTTCGCGGCCTTCGTCAGCTCACGGATGCGCGCCGCGAAGTCCGCCGCCTTCTCGCGCAGCTTCTTCGCTTCCTCGGGGTCGGTGCACATCTCCGCCGCCGTCTCGTTTCGCGTCTGGTGGGCCTTGAGGGCGCCAAGGCTGCCGCGCAGCGCCGGGGCGAGCACCGTTGCTGCCTGCACGCTCAGCTCGCCCGCGTCGCGCATCGGCATCACGTACAGCGCCGCGCGCCGCGAACCGAACGTGAACACCGCCGCCGACTTGCCATCGCCCATGAAAGCCTGCACCGCCTTCATGCCGAGCGCCGTGGCCACGTCGGTCCCCAGCTTGAAGTACTTCGGATCAATCGCGGTCGCTTCCAGCGGGGTGCGGTCGCCCGTCTGCGCCAGCGTGCCCGCTGCGCCCTGCGCGATCTTCTCGGTGTCGGGAAACTTCACGTTCGTGAAGCAATCGAGCTTGAACGATGCCCACTGATCGGGCCAGGTCGCCAGGGTCGCTTTCCCGTGGCCGATGCCCGTGGTCACGTCCACCAGCACGCCGTCGTCCTTGCCCGCTGCCGCAATCACCTTGCCCAGCTTCGCCCGGTCCACGATGACGCCATCGCCCTTCGCCCAGGCCGGCACCTTCTCGACCGGGTAGTCGTGCACGAACAGAACATGCCCGTTCGTGGACTCGATGCGCAGCACGCCCTCGCGATGCTCGAACAGGTGCACCCCGTTAAGGTAGTAGCGCACATCGTCCTTCGCCGCACAGTGCAACGCCGCCGCCAGGATGCAGGCCTCGACCTGCACCGTCTCCAGCTCGCCCAGCGGCTCGGCCTTCGGCTCATCCTTGGGGGGCTCGGTCTTCACCGGGGCCAGCTTGCCGCCGGCGGGCTTCCCTTCGCCCTTCGTGGTGAGCGCTGCCAGGCGATCGGCCACCGCATCGGCCGCGCCCTGGTCGACCATCTTCACGTCGCCATCGGGCAGGCGCACCGCGGCCGGGCCGGCAACGTCGTCGCGCTGCACCTTGGGCACGTCGTGCTGGTCGCGCACCACGCGCAGCGGCGAGGTCTTCTTCGCGGCCGGCTTCGTGGCCGGGGTCTTCTTCGGGGTCGTCTTCTTCGTCATGGTCATGTGTCCTTTCTGGTTTCGAGTCGATCAGTAGCAGCCGAAGCGGGTGCAGCGAATGGGGCGCACGTACACCGGCGCCACGTACACCGGCGCGGGCGACACGTACACCGGCTGGCGCGCAGCTGCCAGGCCAGCGGCCAGGCCCAGCGCACCGCCCAGCACCGCGCCAGCGGTCGCGGCCTTCTCTTCGGGGGTCATGTTTGCGCAGCCCGTCGAGGCCACGCACAGCGCCAGGGCGCCGCATAGAAAAATCTTTCGCACTTCAATCGTCCTTTCTGGTCGCAGTCGAATCGCTGCCCATTACCTCCGGTGCGGAGGCAAGGCGGCAGGGATCAAAACGGAACGTCCTCGAACTGGTTCGCCAGGGCGGCGACCATGTCGTCGTAGGTGGCCGCAGCGCCCAGGCGCTCGGCCGGCGTCAGATCTGCCCAGGGCGTCGGGTCCACATGGCCGAAGGCGGCGACAAAGCGGTCCCAGGTGCGGCCGACCTCGGCCATCGACGGGGCGCTCATGCGGCTTCTCGCTGTGCGTACACGTGCGTCAGCGAGGCCAGCACATCGCGAAAGCTCGCCAGGCGACCATTCATCGCCCACAGCAGCCGACCGTCTTTGGCCTGCTTCGCCGAGTAGCACGGGCCATCAGCCAGCGTGAGCTTCGCTTCGCCGTTCAGGGCTGCGCCCATGTGCACTTTGTGCAGATCGACGCGGGCCTGCTTTTCGGCCGGGGGGGTTTCGTACATCGTTCGTCCTTTCGGGGGTTCGTGGTCAATTCGCTTTGTGCTGCGCCCAGGTGGTCTAGGCGCAGAGTCGAAGCGCATTAGCCGTGCACAACGCGCTGGAAGTCGGCCGCTTGCGTGGCCAGCTCGACGTACTTCGCGAGCATTGCTTCGCTGGTGTCGCCGTTCAGGATCGCCAGGGCGGCGCGGGTTTCGTGGGCCTTCATCGCACCCAGCGACAGAACGGCGGGGATGAAATTCGGGGTCTTACGTGCGGTCATTTCGATAGTCCTTTAGGGGTTCGATTCGGAATTGAATCGGGCAGCCGCCTCATAACCGGCTGCCAGGTCAATCACTCATTTCGCTTCATCAGTTTTTAAAGAGGGGTGCGATGGCGGCTCATCCCGAGTGGCCCGTTCGCTGCGTGAGGTTCGATCACCTGCTTCGCTCGGTTCACCGTGTCGTTTCGTTGTTTCCTGGTGAGCCTCAATTATATCTTTTGGGTATGCTGGTTCTAATTGATCGTTGCAATACAGGGGTGCGCTAAAACACCTGGAAATGCGTAGGGGGTGCGTGCGAAATAGGGGTTGCCTATTCAGTGCGTTCTTTTGGGGCCGATTCGGTCGCTTTCGATGCCCATTGATCGTGTCAATGGCGGGGTGCGCGCTTCGATTGAGGGGGCCTATTCAGTGCGTGGGGGTGCGTGGGGGTGCGTTGGGGTGCGTGGGGTGCGTATACCCGTCGGATATACTCGCGGCCCTATGCATCACGACGTCGACATGCCCACCCCCACCCCGGACGAGATTCGCATCGCCCGCCTGGCCGCAGGCCTCACGCAAGCGCAGGCGTGCGCCCTGGCGGATATCGCCTATCAATCGAAGTGGGCAGCCTACGAAGCAGGCACCGCGCCAATGAACGGCATGCGCTGGCTTGTCTTCCTGCTGCGCACCGATCAGCACCCGCAGCTCAAGCTGGTGCGCCGCTCGCGCTAGTTGGAACGCGGTGGGGTGCAGCCGTACAGTCCAGGGCAATCAGATGCCACGCAATCCGCAGGCAGAGCCCGCACCCATCATCGACCGCGTCACCGACTACGCCCTCGCGGTTCAGTCGGGTCAGATCCTGGCTGGCCCGCACGTTCGCGCGGCCTGCGCACGGCACCTCGATGACCTGGTCAACGCACCGGCGCGCGGCTACACGTTCAGCCTCGCGCGCATGCAGCATGCGTTCGACTTCTTTCGCAAGATCCTGCGGCTCAACGCTGGCGAGTTCGAGGGCCTGCCCTTCGAGCTGGAGCCCTGGCAAGCCTTCATCATCGGATCGGTCTTCGGCTGGGTCGACGCGGAGGGATACCGGCGATTTCGCGTCGCCTTCGTAGAAGCGGGCAAGGGCAGCGGCAAGTCACCCATGGCCGCAGGCGTGGGCCTGTACCTCATGGTGGGCGATCAGGAGGCGCGCGCCGAGGTCTACGCCGCCGCGTCGAAGAAGGACCAGGCCATGGTGCTGTACCGCGATGCGGTCGCCATGGTCAAGCAGTCGAAGTCACTGCTGCGCCACGTTCGCATCGTCGGCGGCGTCAGTCCCTGGAACATGGTCTTTCAGGATTCGTTCTTTCGGCCCATCAGCTCCGACGAGGGGCAAAGCGGGCCGCGTCCCAGCGGCGCCCTGGTGGACGAGGTGCACGAACACAAAGACGACCTGGTCATCGAGATGCTGCGCGCAGGCTTCAAGTTCAGGCGCCAGCCCTTCATGCTGCTCATCACTAACTCGGGCGTCGACCGGGAGACAGTGTGCTGGCGCTACCACCAGCACGCGATCAAGGTGGCCGATCGCATGCTGCTCGATGACAGATTCTTCTCCTACGTCTGCGCGCTGGACAAGGGCGATGAGCCTATGCACGACGAGCGATGCTGGCCCAAGGCAAACCCGAACCTGGGCGTGTCGATCCGCCACGACTACATTCGCGAACAGGTCAACGATGCGCGGGCCATGCCGGCGAAAGAGAGCCTGGTGCGGCGGCTGAACTTCTGCCAGTGGACCGATGCGACCTCGCCCTGGATCAGCGGCGAGGCCTGGCGCGCTTGCGAGTTCGACTACGAGGGCGACGTGCTCGAGCGCTTCGAGGGTCGCAGCTGCATGCTCTCGGTCGACCTGTCCACCACCACTGACCTCACGGCCCTGGCCATCGCCACCGACCAGACCGACGTGCAGGGCCGGCCCTTCGCACCGGGCGAAGGACCCACCGCGGTCGATGAGGATGGCGAGCTGCCGGCTGAGCCGCCAAGCATGATCGAAGCGGCCGTCGAGTTCTGGGCGCCGGCCGAGGGTGTCGCGGCGCGCGAGCTGCGCGACGCGGTGCCCTATGAGCTGTGGGCCAAAGAGGGCTATCTGAATCTCACACCTGGCCCCACGGTCGACTATGACAAGCTGGCCCTGCGCATCAAGCGCATCGCGGAGCGCATCTACATTCGCGCGCTCGTCTTCGACCGCTACCGCATGCCGTACTTGCGCAAGGCCCTGGAGGACGCGGGCGTCGAGCTGCAGCTGGTGGAGCACCCGCAAGGGTGGATCAAGATGCAGCCCAAACGCGAGCCAGGCGCGACGGAGTCGCCCGTGCTCTGGATGCCTCAGAGCATCAACGAGATCGAGCGGGCCATCCTGCACCGCCGCCTCTACATCCTGCGCAATCCCGTGCTCACCTGGTGCGCGGCCTCGGCCGTGTGCAACACCGACGACCAGGGCTCTCGCATCTTCAACAAGCGAAAGAGCACAGGCCGCATCGACGGACTGGTCGCGCTCACGATGGACATTGGCGCGCTGCGCGCTCCGAATACAGTGATCGACGTGGACGCCATGATCGCTCCAGCGTGAGCCAGGTAGGCTCAGTCCTACACGCCGCACGACAGTTGAGAACTGAAGGACTACAGGTTTTTGGTAATAGTGGCACTTTCGCTGTGGTGTATTCACACTAACTTTCGCGATTGGCAGTATGTGGAGTGCCAACTATTGCAACGGGGGTTCATTCCATGCCACGAATCAACGTACTCGCACAGTACAAGCTGCCATTTGCCAAACGGTCGATCCCTGATGGCCTCAAGCACGTGCCCGACGTGGCCGTCGTCATCGCACGCGGCAAGCGCAAGGTCATCACCTGGGGCTGGCGAGAGTGGTGCGCACTCGCGCCACTGGTCGCGGCCAGCGTGCACGTCAAGGGTCGATCCGCCGAGGCGCCGCCGCTGAGCGCGGCATTGATGGAAGCGCAGGCGACGGAGCTGCCCAAGGCGCTGCGTCGCACGGCCTCCGCGATCTACACATCGGTCAGCGACTCCAGCGCCGCCAAGACCGCCACCCACCCGCGCGAGGTGCTGCACTTCCTGGTCGACAAGCTGGGCCTGCACGACGCGAAGCCCCTGCCGAAGAAGGCGGACAAGAAGCGCGGCGCCGCCGGCCGCGCCACAGCCTTGCAGCATGCGGCGCAAGCCCCGGCCGCCGCGCCGGTACCGGCGCCGCGATTCGATCCGCCGCCCACGGCCAGCGCGAGCGACACCATGATGCAGCTGCCGATCGCGGCCTTCGTGCCCGTGGCCCGCGAGATCGTGGGCGCCGGGGTGGCGCACTTCCTGGCGAGTGCCCTGCAGCCGATCCTGGACCGGCACGCGCTCATCATGGGCCAGCAGCTGCGCGAGGCCATCGTGGCCGCTGCGCGCGAGCTGGGGCCGCAACCCATCACCAGGCGCACGCGCAAGTCCAAGCAGAGCGCCGAGCCCGAGCCACCAGCCGCGACCATCGAGGCCACCGTGCAGCCGGCCGTGCCCGCCTTCGAGCCGCCGGCCCAGGTGCCGCACACGATGGAGGATCAGGTGGCCCAGGTCGCCAAGGCCCTCGGCATCGACACCACGCAGGCCAAGCGCGAGAGCGTGCTGGTCGTGGGCCTGCACCATGCCGTCGAGCAGGAGGTGCGCAAGTTCTACGGGCATGCCTTCCACTTCACGTTCAAGAACCCCGACGACTTCCGGGGCGCCAACGACATTCCCGCATCGACCGATGCGATCCTCGTCGCACGCAAGCGCCGCCTGCCCGAAGACGTAGTCAAGGCCACGCGCCGCTACAACATCCCGATGACCCCTATCAGCAATTCTTCCAATGCCGTGTTCGATGCATTGCGCAATGCCTTCCCCGGTGCACCCGTGGGTCGCATGATGCAATGAACGCGAGCCGCAAGAAGCTGCAAACGAACGGCCCCGGAAAATACGATTGGCTCGCCAGCTACGTGCGCAAGGAAAGCAGCGCGAGCATGGTGGCCGTCATCATCAAGGGTGGGAGCCTGGGCGATGGTTTCTCGGTGCAGTCACTGGATGCGGACCTGGTGCTGCAGCTGCCCGACTTCCTGGAGGGCATGGCCCGCCAGATCCGCGCGCAACAGAACGGGGGCAACCCATGACAACGGAGCCGCGCGAGCCGTGGGACGGCAAGAGCCCGCTGCACCTGGGCACCGTCGAGCCAGGCGAATCGGTCGACGTGCCCGTCACGCCCGAGCTGGCGCAGCGCATCATGGCCCAGCGCGAAGAGTTCGACAGGCAGATGCGCGAGATGCATGCGCGGCATCTGCGCTGGATGCTGCGCCTGCTCATCGGCGCCAGCATCTATGCGCTCATCCTGGTGCTCAATGCCTTCGTGTGGCGCGAGCGGCTGATCTTCACCGGGCTCAACATCTTTCTCACGGCCTGGTCGACCTACCAGTTCATCACCCGCTGGTGGCGCACGCCCGATTGGCGCTGGCGCTTCGCCGCCGTGGTGCTGCTGGCCGGGTGCGTCTCGATCACCGTGGCCGACCTGGTGCAGTACCTGTGACGCAGAACCGTCATGCCGTCAAGCGCTCGGCGCAGCTGGCCACCGAGTGGCTGCTGCGAGATGCGCCGGGCTACTGGATGAATGAAACCTCGGGCGTGCTGCGCCCTGCCGTCGAGGCCTATCTGCGCGACGAACCCATGAGCGCCGAGCACATCGCGGCCATGCGCGCGTACCTGCGCCAGTGGATCGCTGCGCCGGCCTGGGTCGGCGCAGACGTGAACATCCTGCGCAGCACCGTCGACGGCCTCACCACGCGCCAGGCCCTGGACGACTGGATCGAAGCGGCCACCAGCGCCGGCATGGACCCGCTATGAGCGAGCGCGTCTTCCTGGAAGTGCGCACCGAGCAGTTCGCCAAGATCTTCAACAAGGCGACCGAGCAGGAGAAGGAGGTGCTGGGCGAGATGCACCTGCACTACGAACGCGAGTTCGATCGCCTCAAGCACCAGCACGCCGCGGACCCGTACAACGTCGCGCACTCGATCAACCTTCTGGTCGATGACTCGGTCGCACAGCTGCTCGCGCGTCACCCACGCGCCCGAGAGGTCAAGTGCAAAGCGGGCTGCGCCGCATGCTGTCATCTGCACGTGGGTATCACGCTGCAGGAGGCCGTGCTGCTGGTGGTCGCTGCAGAGAATGCAGGCATCGAGATCGACTGGCAGCTGGTGCAGCGGCAGGCGCGCTGGACCTTCAAGCAGTGGGGCGAGCAGAAGGCGCGCGACCGCCGCTGCGTCTTCCTCGGGCCCGGCGCGCTGTGCTCGGTCTATGAATCGCGGCCAGTCCCGTGCCGTAAGTACATGGTCCTCTCCGACCCGAAGCACTGCGACACCGTCAAGTTCCCCGGCGCGAAGGTGCTCAACATGCTCGCGCCCGAAGCCGAAGTCATCGGCAGCGCGATGCGCGGCCCCTTCGAGGGCGGCTCGATGCCCAAGATGCTGCTCAAAGCGCGCGAGTGGATCGCCGCGCAGATCGCCGCACAATCGGCGCAATGCAGCGATGGCTCATCCTCGTAGTCGCGTGCCTGGCCATCATCGTTCTGACGGTAGCCTACCTGGTGCGCGCCGCCGCATAATCGAATCAGCGGGCCAGGTCGTGGCATTCCTGGAGCCGCTTCGCTGAACCTTCATTAGTTGGAAAACTCAACCAGCCCGCCCTCGCAATAGGGGCGGGCTTTTTTTCACGCGCTCGCTGTTCGACAATGCGCGCACTTTCCACCACTGGAGGCCATCGCCATGCATCTGACCATCACGAACCTGACGCTGGACCCCGAGGCCATCGGCACGCCTGACGGCAACTTCGTGGACGTGCTGCAACCCAGCGCGCCCTACGAGTACACGCAGGACGCCACCGTGCTGCTGCTGGGCGACAAGCCCACCGTGCGCGAGCAGTTCGAGACGGCTGGCCAGCGCCTGGCCGAGCTGGCGCGCAAGGTGCTCACCGTCATCGCGGGGCGCAAGCGCGAAGCGACCGAAGCGGGCACACCCGAGGTGGTCAACGTCTCGCTGCAGAACCACGGCGCCAACGCGGTGCGCGCGATCCTGGGCGACGGTCAAACGGAACAGACGGTCAACTCAGGCGAGACTGCATCGCTCTCGGCCGTGGGCTACATCGAGCTGCGCGAGCTGGGCCTGGTGCAGCAAGATCCGAATCAGCACGAGGCAGCATGACCCTGCGCTGCCCCTACTGCGGCAAGGACTTGAGCGCCACGCCGCCGCTGGGCGACCGCTATTTCTGCATCGCCTGCGGCGCGCTCTCGTTCGCCGCCCCGCAGCTGGTGGACGGCCTGCGCCGCGCCACGCGCGCCGAGCGCTCGCAGCTGCTGGGCGACCCCGACGCCATGGCCGCGCGCCGCACCCACCTGCAGCGCAACGTCGCGGCCTGGCGCCGAGACAAGCGCGGTCGCGCCCGTGCGGGCTAGTGCCCATTTATTGCGCACAGGTTATGCACCGGCGTATCATCGCGCCCCAAATGCAGCACCCGCATTCAATGCTGGCAACGGACCACCGGCCGGCCTCGATCCCGAGGCCCGGCCATGCTCTGCTCCACTGATCCCAGCTCGCCGCTGACCAGCGGCCGCAGCCGCCCGCCGCCAGGCGCGCGGGACAAGCGCCCCCCACAACCCGGCAACGGACCACCGGCCGAATCCTCGAAGGGATTCGACCATGGCTGCTGCGCACGCTGAGAGCTTCGACCCGCTCGTCACTCGCTGGTCGACCCCCACGGTCGGCACCATCGCGTCAGAGATCGAAGTCAAGGAAGCCGGCGAGCGCGACAGCTGGCGCTTCGTCATCTCGCATGAGAACGTCGACCTCATGGGCGACGTCGTCGTCCAGGCGGGGCTCACCCCCGTGGGCCCGCGCATCCCGGCTCAGGTCGACCACTCGGGCCAGATGCGCGACCTCATCGGCTGGTGGGACAACATCACCACCGAGGCCAAGCGGACCCTCGCCACGCTGCACCTGATCCGCGAAGGCATCACCTGGTCGGCCGACCTGGTGCGCTCGCTCCTGAACGAGAAAGTGCGCATGGCTGCGTCCATCGGGTTCGTGCCCGATGAGAACGCCTACGAGCTGATCCGCGACGAAAAAAACGAATGGGTCACAGGCTTCAAGTTCTTGAAGGCCACGCTGATCGAAACCTCCATCGTCGTCGTGCCCGCGCAGCCGCTGGCGCTCAACGTCCTCAAGTCACTCTCAGAGCGAAGCCGTCGAGCCATCGACCAGGCCAAGCTCGACAGCTTTGTCGTTACGCCCGCATCGCAGCAGCTGCTGCGCAGGATGCCCGCGAGCGATGCCATCGCCCGAGCTACAGCCGTAGCGCAGAAGGCGCTCGCCCTCACGAAAGGGGGTTAGCCATGCCGTCTCTCGCCGAAAAGATCACCGCCGCCAAGGCCGCGCTCGTTGCCAAGGCCGACGCCGCCACTGCCATCAAGACCAAGCTCGAAGCGCTGGAAGACGGCGCCTCGCCCGATCCGGTCGACGTGGCCCAGCTGGACCAGCTGGACCAGGACACCGACAAGCTGCAGAAAGACCTGGAAGTCTTCATGCAGGCCGAGGGCCTGCTGGCCCGTGCAGCGCTGCCCGCCGG